ATGCTAACAGATACAAAAATCAAATCTCTTAAACCCAAAAACAAACTTTATAAAGTCGCAGATCGTGATGGACTTTATGTGACAGTATCTACTGCCGGTACTATAACCTTCCGGTATGATTACAGAATCAACGGCAGACGAGAAACTCTAACAATAGGCAAATATGGTGCTGATGGTATTAATCTTGCGGAAGCTCGCGAACGTTTGATGATTGCTCGGAAGCAAGTAAGTGAAGGTATATCACCTGCCGGAGAAAAGCGGGCCGAACGAAATCAAATTCGCAATGCTGATCGCTTTTGCGTATTTGCTGAAAAATATCTTGCTGATGTACAACTTGCTGACAGTACTAGGGCTTTACGTGTTGCTACTTATGAGCGAGATATAAAAAATACGTTCGGTAATCGTCTGATGATGGAAATCACAACGGATGAAATTCGTCGCCATTGCGAGCAAATTAAAGATCGTGGGGCACCGTCCACGGCTATTTTTGTGCGTGATTTAATTGCTAATGTTTACCGTTACGCTATCCAGCGTGGACACAAATTCGCAAACCCTGCAGACGATATAACCAATTCATCAATAGCCACATTTAAAAAGCGCGAGCGCACTTTAACGCCAAAAGAAATTCATTTATTCTTTAATGCCCTTGAGGAAACGCAATCGGATTTTGGCTTGAAAAAAGCAGTCAAATTCATTCTGCTAACGCTTGTACGAAAAGGCGAGTTAATCAATGCCAAATGGAATGAAGTGGACTTTAAAAATAAAGTTTGGACCATCCCGGCGGAGCGAATGAAAGCAGGACGTACTCATAATGTGTATTTGTCTGATCAAGCTATTGATTTGATTGTGGCGTTCCAGATTTATTCAGAAGGATCGCCTTATCTATTGCCGGGAAGAATTAACCGTCAGCAACCTATTGCAAATAGCTCTCTCAACCGAGTTATTGCGAATTGCATTAAGTATATCAATCGCAATGAGCAATTAATTGATGACTTTACTGTTCACGACTTACGTCGCACAGGCTCTACTCTACTCCACGAAATGGGCTTCAATAGCGATTGGATTGAGAAGAGTTTAGCCCACGAACAGCAAGGCGTGCGAGCAGTTTATAATAAAGCGGAATATGCCGAGCAACGAAAAGAAATGCTACAAGTATGGGCTAATAAAATTGATGAGTGGATAAGAGGTGAAGGGTTATAGATCTTGATTTAGAAACGCCTTTTAATTGAAATCTTAAAAGGCGTTTCACTTAGAATTTAAATCTCTTTAAACTCTGGTGGATACTGACGGCGTTTAACCTCCGACTCGTACGCCGTTTTACAGTGCGCAGCGTCAAAAAATAGAGCATTCACGACTTTATAAGCAATACGCCACTTGAGCTTCGGTTCTTTTGCCAAGATTGCGCCACGATAGCAGCGGCTCGAAATTGTCTCGTCCGCTGCACCGGCAAAGATTGCGTTAGCAAGCTGATCTAGTGCAATCAGCAAATGATATAAGTATTTATTTTTCATTTTTGTTTTCCTCTAAAAAATCTGCGTAAGTTTTTGACCAACCGCTTGAGTAATCGTATTCAAGCGGGTTATCTGCTTGCTCAAGTGCCGCTTTGTGCTGACGTGCAACTGTGTGATTATGGTTTTCGGCTTGTAAAATTGCAGCGATAACGGCTGTTAATTGAGGTTTGCCAAAATTTTCAAAATCCTTGTTGTCCGCACATGTCCAGCTTACTGTTATGTCGCTACCGACTAAGTCCATTGTTGCTTTTAATCCGAGTAACTTGGATTGTGCTTTAGCGTCCGAATCGAACCATTTGTCTAACGCTTCCACATACACACCGCTTGCAGATTTTTCATCTCTCAAGGCATTAATTTGCTCTCGCATTTTTGCAATTTCTTCGGCTTTTTTAACCGCTTGTTTTTCGGCTGAAATAACCCATTCTTTGCCGTTATGTGTGTGATATTGCGACGGACGCTTGCTTGTTAGCGATAGATTTCCATCGATAACAATAATTTCTTTTCCTGCTGCTCGTCCATTTATTAACAAATGGTATTCTGTTTCTTTTACCGGCGCTGCATCAGCTGGAATTGTGTGCAATCCTTGCATAAGAAATGCATCTTGCTTCAAGTCATAAAAATAGCTCATTTAAATAATCCTTTATGCAACATAAGTTAATGCTTGCCAATAAAATTCAACATTGTCCGAATTAGAGTTGTAAGCATTGCCTTTTGTAAAATCAAATTGTCCGTCACGCACGGAAGAAATTAAAATGAAAGGGTCTTTATCAACAGCAGACAAAATGCCGATAGATACATTTAATATTTTTGCGTGCAATGGCAGTGAGACAGTACCTTTAACTCCATCTCCTTGAGCAATGCCAGTCACTTTCCCCCATTGCATAATTAGCCCATTCGGAAGTTTGTTCCAGCCATTTTCCGTTAATGCTTGCGAGTATTGCTCTCTAAACCAACTTGCCGTAATAGCTACATCACCATTTTCGGCTTTGTCTGCTTTAGTTAGATGTAATTTACCTATTTTTTTATTTGATTTTCCAAGCTCTTGAGTGCCGGGCGTATTCGGGAAAAACGCTCCATTTTCATCAAATCGCCAAGCGATAACTCCTCCTGTGATAACAGAAAGTGTTTTTGCGTCGAATCCGTACTGAAACCCGCCTTTTGCAACGCCCGCTTGCTGTAAGCTGATATTTGCGTAACTTGTTCCATCAACAGAAATATTTACCGAACCACCCCCCTCGACTAACAACCCCGAAGTAGCCTCTGTTCGCCCTGATCCATTATTATTTTTACTTCTAATATGTAAATCTGCCAATGGCTCATCTACATTAATCCCAATCTTATTAGTTGATAAATTGCCAAAAATAACGCTACCGATAACTAATTTATCAATCAAACTTTCAAGTGTTTGAGCCGCATAAGCCCCTAAAATGATTGAATTGCGAATGATTTTTGCTTTTTGTGCTGCTAAATAACCCAAGATCACCGAGTTGTAACCGCTCGCATTTTCACGTGCTGCGCCATAACCAAGTGCCACTGTCTGCGATACATCAATTCCATTCTTGAGAGCCTGCGCACCAATAGCCGTATTGTTGTCACCCCACACTGAGTTTCGTCCTGCATTTACCCCAATATAGACGTTGTCGTTTGCACTAAATGCTTGCGCACCTGCTGCATAGCCGACAGCCGTATTACGATTACCTTTAACTAAGTGTAATAGCGCATCTCTCCCTACTGCAGTGTTGTGAGCAACATCTGAACGAGTTTTCGGGTAATCGCTAAACGCATAAATCTCGCCTCCGGTGCCGCTTTTGATTGCTTCGAGATCTGAGTTTTCACTTGTCCATTTGTTCGGCGGAGTATTGCGGTACCAATCGTGGTTGGTCTCAATTAAATAATCTTTCGATGGCGCACCAAGCCATACCATAGTTTCGGAACCCAGTGCTGTGTTACGTTCACTAAGTTTTGCAAACATCATGGCATCTTGCCCGTAAGCATCGGTGAGCTCCCAATCATCAGGTCTTACACCAATGTTAGCGCCATAGGCTGTAACGGCTGTGATTTTAAGGTTTGGATTATTAAGTGATGAACGCCAAGAAACTACGGTGTTATACTTGTTATAGATATCATTACCACGCTCAGGCGGTGCATATGGAGGATAAGCTGGCGAAATTGTGCTATTTACCCGGGTAGCCTCATGCCATGATTTTGGGGCTAAATAAATGCTCTCACTCTTTAGATCTTTTTTTAACTCATAGCCGTCTAATTCTCTAGCACCCCATTTAATTTTGCCTAAGCCTTTCGCAATAAAATCGGGGTCAAAATCAGATGAAGTTGCATTACCGATGTAATACACCGCATCATTTCGTAACACCACAGAATTAAAGGCAGAGGCAGCTTTTAGGGCAGTAAGGTCATTTGTAACCCCATCACCCACCGCCCCAAAAGCTTCAGGTGTGATATTTGTATAAATCCGCTTCCACCGTTTACCACTTGCTGTAACAACCACAGTGCCTGCGTTGTCTGCAGTAGTGCTGTCTTGCAAATCCGCATAAAACTCACCACCTCCGATATTTGTGCCGGCGTAGTAGCTTTTGACTAGGATTCGCTGATTGTGTTCGGTTGGCTCAATCGTGCGGAGTTGTTCGATGGATTCACATTGGCCAATAAATTTAAAGCCATCTGGAGCTTTTAAGTCATTTTTAAATGTCTCAATCATCCCCTTAATTGCATCTCTTAAACTGGTTACTTCATCATCGCTAGCAGTAATTCCTCTATCTTTTAGCACTTCATTAATCTGATCGAACAACCACTTGTCTTTTTCGTCATTTTTCTGCTGCACGAAGTTGAAGTCTTGCACTGTTGGGGTGTCATCCCCGAGATAGCCCCACCCCCAGTTATAATTAGTCTTAGACATATCGTGGATCGTGCCAGAACTTGCCCATTTAATACGCTGAAACAAGTCCATTAAATCGATTTTTGTTTGTGCCATTTTAGCCCTCGTCAATAAAAAAAACGGTGGCATTGATTCCCGCTGAAACGGGACACCAATCCACCGCTGATTTTTCTACCCCTTGCAATTCCTTGAGGGGCTTTCTTGTGATCTTGACTGAAATTGAACCATTTCCGTGTTCTTCAATCTGAATTTTGCTTGCGTTAAAAATTGCCTGATACGCTCGGATAATATCTTCCACCGTACCGTGAGAATTATTTGCAATCACTTTCCACTTAAGCAATCTCAAATAATTCTCATCACTCATAAATTGTGTATTGCTACTTGTTTTATAGTAGTTTTCATCTCGAATCTGGGCTTGCTTAAACGTTTTTGCCATACTCTGCCCCTGAAATCCAAACCACCATTGATTCGTCACAATTGTCACATAAGGTCTAGATAATCCAACAATATCCCCAATGCCATCTAGTTGTTTGCCAATAGCGGCATCAAAATGCCTTTCTAGTAACAACTGTTCCAGGCTCTGCTGAATACCTGAATATGGCGATAATAGCGTGTAGTACAACGCTTTCAAGTTCGGCGAGCAAGAAAACTGCAACAACGTATGTTGCCAACCGATTTCGGCAAAATTTTCGTTAAGTGCATTCATTATGAAATCCGAATAATTGATTTATGAAAAACAGCTTCTTCGTCCGGTTGAATTGTGATGTTTTCAGTCTGATAAGCAGGTTCGTCCTCATCTAAACCGTATGTTTTCCCCAACTCAATAGAAACCCCATTTACCCCTTCTACTTCAACGCATTTCCCCATTAAGCGTTGCAAAATCACATCACTGCCAATCGTTAGCTCTTTTCCATAGCTTAAAATCTTATCGATAACGTTTAACAAATATCCTGTTTTGACGCTTTCATTTTGATCTGAAAAGGTCGAAACTCGAACCTTGCACCAAATGTACGTTTTCCGAGGACGGCTAAAAGAAACTGAATGAAATACATCTTGGCTATCTCTAACTCTCATTGAAGTAGAACCAAAGGTGGTAATACCCGCAGGCTTAAATGCTAAAATTGTATTAGCAATTTGTTCATCTAATCCACCTCTCACGACAACGTGAATACCATGTGGTGGTATACCATTCAGTTCCGAATTACTAGCGTTCTCATAAACTGTACAATGCGACACCCCCTTAACCTCAAGTACATTCGCTCGAATTGATTGCACCGTTCCCGCACCTGTTCGCCATACGCCTAAAGGGTAACGTTGGTAGAGTTCGCTGTCTGTTTCAGCAAAACGACCGGCAATCCCTTCAACCATATTATTAACGTGAGAAATCCCTAACGGAATCGTGATAAGTTCAGACAAAGTATTTTTCTCTGGCAAATCTAAACTTGGACCGTCTGTTGATACGCTCCCCAAACAACCTAACTCAGACACAGTAAAATCTGAACCCTCATCAATGCTGAAATCACTTACTCCTTCAGCCGTCAAACGAATAGACGTATCCGTATAATCAACAACCAAAAAAGGAATACTGGCCAGCTTGTTCGCAAGATTTTTAATTGCATAAACTAATGATTCACGGTCAGTTCGATAGCTGTATCGAATACCGTTCACAATAACGGAAATTTCTTGGTCATAAATAATATCCGTCAATGTTGTCTTAATTTCCACATCATAGGCGTTAGTCTTACTTAATGTGATTTTCTCATCAGCATAATAAATCTGACCAGTTTGCTTATTCTTTACAGCCGTATATTCATCAATGACCGAGCCTTCCTCCCCATACCACACTACTGTTGCCGTGGAGGGTTGCTCTGATAAACGCTTAACCCCTGTAAATGACACCGCCCGTTCTAAATTGCTACCTGTTGCCGACATTGGGTACATTTGCAAATAAACTGCCTCGACCAACTCCCACATTGCTGCAAACCGTTCCGCTTCAATCGCAGATAACACGCCAAGTACAGAGTCAGGCGTTGTATCGATTTCAGACCCGAAGTAACGTTTCGCCTGTTCCTGGATTTCTCTTAACTGCTCAGGTAATCGTTTACGGGTAAAACCGTTTTCGGTCACGCCAAAATTATTCACGTTCTACTCCTTATTTGAGCCACATCTCGGATAACCCCCTCGGAAGTATCCGCCTCAAAATGAACAGATAACATTCGATTTTTTCGATCTAAGAAAAGTGAAATTGCCTTAACGGACAGCACATTTTCCACACTTAAAATCGCCTTACGAAACACGTTTTCAACTTTCGACCGTTCGGCATTTTTTACCAAAATATCATTAAAATAAGGCAAGCCCACGGTATTATCCAAAAACCATTCTTCAGCAAAGGTAAGTAGGGCGATTTTTATCTGTTGAGCTTTTTTATTTGCCCCACTTACCAACACCAACTGCCCATTTTTCACCGCAAGATCGTGAGCTCCATCTAACTTAATATCAACTGTACTCACGCTGGCGCTCCTGTTTTGCTTGGGCCACCTTGTACACCACCGTGAACGTGGCTAGAAAGATTTACCCCTTTGCCACTCACTTCCCCTCTAGCGGTCAGATTTCCTGTGATATTTACATCGCCCTCAATCGTATTTTGAGGGGCGATAATCTTCGTGCTTGGAGCGTTAATCGTCACATCACCACTCGGAGCAATCTTGATTGAACCTTTCCCATACTGAATAGAGAGATTTACACCGTCCGCTTGTGGCGATTTGGCATTACAACTTGGCATTGCGAAGGCATCGGACAAATCAAACATTCGAGGGTCATCGGGGGCATCTGTGCTACCACTTAGCCAGTTTTCCAACGAGCGGTGCGAAAAAATCAGCAACACACCGTCCCCACTTTTCATCGGCAAGCTAATCATCGCCACATTGCCCGCCACATCAGCAACAGGAAAACACACTGGCACATTCACAATTTGCGGTGCGGGCAAAATATCCCCATTGCTTAATCGCTTGGGAATAGACGGTTTGACCGTTGCTCTCATTGAGCTTGGCTCATAACTCACAACCGTAGCGGGGATCGCCACATTGATGTCGCCTAACGCTGATTGAATTCCCATTAGTTCTTCTCCTTCGCCTTTTTTTCTTTCCGTTTTTTACGGTGCTTGCTTTGTTTTTGGTCTGATTTTTCCTTGTTTTCATCAATAATTCGTTCAACAAGGTGCATTTCCGTGATCCAATCGCCAGAATGACTATCGCCAGTATGCTTAACCGTTTCGGCTCGAAACCAACCGCTAATCGAGACACTTTCGAGCTTGACCTTATCCGCAGGGTTAATTTGCGGAAGAATCAGACTTTTCACATTCCAACCGTCTTGAGCTTGATTGCTTAGGCTCGTTCGCTTGCGGTTCGCCTGTTTCTGATCTTCACTATCCGCAGATTTCCCCCTCGCCGCCTCTCGTGTTCGCTCGGGCGAGCCAATTAGCCCACTATCCACCGCCAACACCACGCCTTGCCGTTTAGTTGGCTTGCCTTTATTAACCACTTGCAACTCGCCATTTTGCACCGACCATTCAAGCCCTGTGCCTGCCACAATCTTATCCAATGCCTTTCTTGCTGCACCGTAAAAACTGAAACCGTTTGCCCACTTACGCTCGCTTAGCGTATTGGGCGCCACCAATTTCAGCCCCATTTTGGTGGCAATGTCATTGAGAATTAGCGTTGAATTGACACCGCTCGCGTAGCCGAGTGAAACCGCTGTATCACGGATTTCGACCAAGCCGTCCAACACAAATAATTCCGTGATCCAATCTGCCCCATCACGATAAGAATAAGCAGTTGCAATATCGCCAGAGGCTAACAAAGTCGTATTGTCTTCTTTGTAGCCCGCATAAAGGACGCAACGCAAATCTTGTTTTTCCACCGCTTGCCGTGTCTGTGGGGCAAGGTTATAAATCTTGATTGAGTTCTCATTCGGTTCAGACTTCACGTCTTTCTGAATATCAAAACTAATGCGGATCGGTGGTTCAATTACAATGGCATTTTTGTCCTGCCTTTTTTTGCCAATAACCAATTTATAAGTTCGATCAAAGCGGTAGCTCATCACCCTCCCCCTTACATTTCATCAATGCCAACGTAAACCAACGAGGCAAGCCCATTTTTAAAATCATCTCGCCCCACACTTTCAAGGTTGTCATCACGCACCACGACTAACTCGCCAAGGGGCAAATCGTCCGTTCGCAGAAAAGTAAATAGCGGTCGATTTGGCAACATTTTTACCGCACTTAACAGCTCATCGTTGTAGGCATTTTCCACCGCCAGCGTCCAATACTCGCCTGTGCTATTCCACGAAAAATGCAGAAAAAAGACCTCATCATCTAAATCCACCTCTAACAGCGAATCGTTATTATCCGGTACGTTAATTTCAAACATTTATTCCGCCTTACAAATAACTTGTGCTTTTCACTCCAACCCCACGTCCAAGAGTTGAACTTTTCACAGAACTTGTCGCCTTGTTTGCCTTCGTTGCACTTAGTCCGGAACCGCTATTGCTTTTAGCTATTCCTTTAGCGTTAGACGACTGCTTACCAGCATTCTTGGCTGTTTTGCCAGCCTTACCTTTAGCTTTCCCGCTTGCTTTTTCAGGTGGGATTTCTTCGGTTCGCAACGACACTTTCTTGATTTTCTTCAAGGTTAAATTGACATTAAACCGCTCGCCATCGTCTGCATTTCGGTTAATTTCACAGCTTTCAATAGCAAAATCAACATACACATCAAGCCCAGTTACAACTGTAATCAATGCTCGTTTTTCGTGTAATATCCGAAATTCTTCCTTCGCCGAAATCAATTTAGCTTTGCCCATTGATACATTAAACAGCGTTCCCGCACTGGTGATCACACCCTCAATGCTAAGGCTTTCGCTTTCGTGCGTAATATGGTCTGAAATGACCGTGCCATCCTCAACGGGATATTCTGTGATTTGACTACGTAGCGAGGTGCTTTCAGTCAATAATGCGTCAAGCTCGATCACTCCAACAACGGTTCGAGTGCCAAGCAATGCACTGTATAAAAGATTGATTACACTCATTTTTTACCGCCTAATAAAAAACCGCCTGCAACACAAGTTACAGACGGTCTATTTAATTCTAAATTGATGAATTGCCTACTATTAGTAATTAAGGTTTCACCTCATCCCCTTTAAGTAGCACATAGGCACCACCATAAAGATTGTCAAGCTCCCCCTCTTTATAGCCAAATAGCGCCGAAGATGCCACATTTGATAATAATAAACTTATCGTATCTCCAACTTCAAATTGATGGACGAATAATAAGTTTCCAAGCGGATCTCCACTTGTTGAATCAAAAACAGGCGGCAATCTAAAATCTAGTTTTTCCCCAGTATTATTTTTGATATTTACGACTATTTTCACATTTAAATTAGGCAGGTGATTTTCTTTTGAAAAGTCATTTAATCGCTTTCTTAGTGATTTGGAAGCATATACAGCTAAATGCGAACGTTTTGTTGATTTAAATAAAATGTCATACTTATCAATCTCAGCCTCGCCAAAATGAACCGGCACAGTAAAGTGCGCAAACGACTTCATTTGTTTTGAAAAGCATTCTACATATTTTGCCTCTAAAAAAACCTGTGGGAATTTTTCTTTTGCTTTTACAAGCTGCTCTGATTCAATACGTGAATCTTGATGTTTGTGGCAGCTAGGAAGCTCTAAAAATAATTCCGAAACCCCTTCGGTAACTGTTTTGGATTGCGCTTCTTTTAGGCCTACATTTGTGTGAAACTCTAAATCACAAGCTGCTAGCATAAAAGGCATGATTAACAACAATGTTTTTTTCATAAAAAATTCCTTAGTGTTAAAGGTTTAAAATTTACACTAAAAGAAATTTTCTTCAATATGTTAATTTAACCACTAACACCCCTAGCAATTTGTCGTTGTTTAGGGGTGTTTTAATGGAATTACGCCTCCATACCTGACATCGCATACCCACTATGTCGAGTATTCACAGCTTTAGCCGTTTCTTTGGCAATCACTTTCGGATTATCTTTGGTGTAAACATTGATATTGGTTGTTGTTTGGTTGTTTGCGGTTCTTGACATTCCAGCCATTGTCGCCGTAACACCACTTACTGTATTGGCAATGCCGACCGCACCCGCAGTTGGATCTACACCGTTTACCGTTACGCTTGCACCGCCATTAAACAGGTTTTTTACCCAGTCTGGAATAAGTGAATCAAACATACCTGTAACGTTTTTTATTGCGCTATCCCATGCGTTTTGAAAAAACGAGGTGATGTTATTCCAAATCTCAATAGCTTTGTTACTGACCGTATTCCATACTGCAATCGCAACCGCTTTAATTTCATCCCAGTAGTAAATAATACCGGCGATCGCTGCAATAATTATCCCAACTGCTAATAAGATCGGATTGCTAGCCATTGCTGCAAACATAGCGCGAGCAATCGACCAAATTACCGTGGTCGCCACTTTCCCAACAAGCCAAAAGGCACTAATAATTTTTCCTAAAATAGGAGCAACCAAAAGATAAAATGGAACAAACTTCCAGCTAAATTCATCAACCGCATCACCCGCAAAGCCAAAGGCACTCGCAAAATCGCCACGAATGAGACTTCGCACCATCCGCACCATATTTTGTAGCAGATTGATAAAGCCTTTCACGCCATTGATAAGGTATTGTAAGACCGAAGTCGCTACATCTCGCCAGTTTTCCCACTCAATCGTCAGATCTAGCCCAGTTAGCTCGGAAATTTCTTGGAATAAGCCTTTAATAGACGACCACAACAAACGCACCATATCCGCAATTTGCGTAAATTGCGCTTCCCAGTTGCCAAATCCACCAAATAACGCTCCCGCCAACGTCTGCGTTTCGCCATCGCTTGCCCACACCATTAAATCTTCAATGATTAAGCCAATCGTGGTAAACAACGCAATCCACGGCAACATTGGCGCCATTGCTTTCCAAATACTCGCCCCTAAGGCTCGAATACCGCCCTGTGCTGTTTTTAAGGCGATCATCAATTTGCCGCCAATGGCAGACACGGCTAAAATCATCACGAGCTTAATGTTTTCTTCGAACCATTGGGCTAAGTCCGCAAATCTCGCTCCAAGATTTAACACATCATTAACCGCATAAGCGATAAACCGCCCCATTGCATTTTTCATTTTCGTCATGCCGAACGAAAATGTTTTAGGCATTTGGTCAAATTCTTTCTGAATATCGTCCGCTTGTTTGAGTAAGCCTTGTGCCAATTCCTTAGCGGTTAATTTGCCTTGCTTACCCATTTCTTTGAGCTGACCGACATCAATACCAAAAGATTTCGCAATCGCTTCCGCTAGTCGTGGCGTTTGCTCAATGACAGAATTCAGTTCATCGCCTGAAATCTTGCCCGCAGCTAAGGCTTGCCCCAACTGCATTAAACCAGCCGAGTTAGAATTTTCATCACCCCCACCAATCGTTAGCGTTTGACCGATGATTTCCGTCATCTTCAAGGTTTCGTCCGTCGATAACCCTAATGCTTTTTTGTTGCGAGCAACTTTTTGGAACAAATCCCCTGTTGCCGCCATTGCTTGCCCAGTACGTTGCGAGATGTTGTAAATCTCGTCCATTGCATACTTATGCTCTTGAGCGTCTTTGGTGGCCAGCTTAATTCTGCCGCTTACCGATGCCCACTCATCGGCTACCTGAATGACCGAGCCGCCAGCAACAATCCCAGCATAACCCATCGCCGCATATTTCAACGATAGGATTCCACCATTACCGCTATTTTCTTTTCTCTCGCGCTCTGTCCTTATCCTCTGGATGCGTTTGGCTCGCTCAACAACACGCTTTTGCTTCTGCCATTCAGCAGTAACGCTCGCAACATTTCGGCGGACAGATTGCAATCCCGCATTCAGCCGACTAAATTTGCCACTATCCGCACCTTTAACCTGTTGAGCAAAGCTATGTAGCTTGCTTTTGGCTTGATTTACGCCGTTTTGCAGTTTGCTTAATCCTGAATTGTCATAAACAAACCGCAATTTTGTTACTAATTCACGAACAACGCTCATTGTTTATTTCCACCGTTCCGCTTGTTTTGCCTCTGTGGCATCTATGGCATCAAGCAAGCGGTTGATTTTCAACAACTCGCCCATATCCGTTAAACCAGCTGTATTTAGCTCGGTAAGGGTAACCTTGCCTGCTAAAAAAGGACGCCAAGCTAACATTTCTCGCTCAACGTCCTCACTGTAATAGCCAACAGGGGTTATGCCGCTTTCGATGCGATTCCCACTCCAAGACGGGTGAGATAATTCGTAAAAAAACTGCCGAAATTCAACTTCAAGATGAAAATCAACAACTCAATGATTTCGCCCATATCCTCACATGCAGCATTGAGTTTATCGTGCGTTAATTTGGTATCATTGCCGTTATTAAAGTCATCACGCACAAAGGTTACGAAATCAGGCTTAATCAGCTCTTTGACTAGCTTTTCTAGGCTTGTACCGTCCAATTGCTGACTTAATTCACGCAAACCATCAATAAAAGCAGTATCGGACCTTTCCGCGTTTTCTTCGTTTTCTTCGTTCTTCTTGCCAAACTCCGCCAACAACTTACCAAAAGACGGTAAAAGCGTTTTCTGCAAGTCGCCAAAAATTTTAATTTGGGTCATTGCGGGGAATTTCTCGATAAAAAAGGTAGTGTTACCAATCGTTAAATCTTGTCGCATTAGTCATTTCCTCCTACGGTAAATAAGCCGTCTGCGGTTTCAAACGTCCATTCACGGCTACCCACTTCTTTGCCAAATTCCGCATTTGCCATTTTTGTGATCCAAGCTGTGCTTGCTGCAAACATCGTACGACCTCTTAAATCTTTCACAGTTAGTGGGAATGTGGCATTTTTCGTGGTTTTATCCAACGCATAAAGCCCACTTAAATAGGTGTTGGTTTCGCTTGTCTGCAAGATGGTAAGCGTCACTTTCTTGCGTGGATCGGTACTCATCGAGCGAGCAACTTCACCGTCCGCCCCCGCTACCGAAGTGACGCCATCGCCATTTTCTTCAATTTGAACAAACGTGCCATCGGCAAAGCCTGTTACGATATGTGGGCCGACTAAAATAGTGACCTGATCGGCTGAATAGGTTTTTACTGCCATTTTCTTTCCTCAAAAAAGAAAGCGGTCAAACCTTGCAAAAATTTTGCAAAATTCAACCGCTTGTCGTGGTTGTTTTTTACTGGTTATAGCTCAAATAACCCTTGATTTCTGCAATGTGAATTGCACCCGCTAGGCGAGCGGTAAACTTCACATCTTGTAAAAGACGATTTGCCTTGTTATTCGCAGAAATATCCGCAGATTTTGGCAAGGTAATGCGATAGCTCGGAATTTCGTTGCTATCCTTGTCGTATTCCACAGGAGCAATACCGCCACGCACCACACCTAAATCTAAGGCTTGGCGGATAGCTTGCCCCACCATTTCAATGCCTGCGTCTGTGTATGGCAATTTACCGTTTGCATTGATGAGCGTGCCAGTGGTGTTAATCTGCACCTCTTGCATTAGCCAATCTCGGAAACGAATCACATCAATCCATTCGCCACCCGCCACTTTACCGCCTTGCGTAATTGAGAAACTGTCATTGAAATTTTCAAACGTGGTAACATTTTTCTTTTTCGCCGCGTTAAATTCAGTTTCAGATAAAGGCGAATGACTTACCGCTGATAATTTTTTCAAGTTCCACGTTTCCGCCCCTGGATAGAATGTGAAACAATGGCTCATCATTGCAATTTCAGGGTATTCTTCATCCGCCTTGTGCGAATACATAACTGCAGTACGGAAGTAGTTTTTGGTTCTGCATTGGCTAGCAATATCATCATCCACATTAGCAGAGATAACACCAGCCGAATTTGAAGCTGTCACAAATAATTTTCCATTTGCTTCCGCCCACATTGCCGCAAATAGCACATCCTCTTCGACACGTGATGATAACGCCAAGCCGTACCAGTTATTAAACTCCTTAGAACAAGCCGCTAAAGCGTCCGTTACGGTTTCACTGTCATCTTGTCGTCCAACATATACCTGTGCGATATGTGAAACTTGTGCAAATGCCGTTGCTACTGCTTTGTAGAGTGGATCTGATGAATCCAATCCCATATCTAGCAATTCATTTGCGTCAGTAACAATCATTACTCTCCCACCTGATAGCTTATGCTTGCCTAAAATAAGCATATCGCTAAAGGATTTACCCGCAATCGCCGTTGTTCCCAACTGGATTGCGACATTAACTAAGCGATCAATTTTCGCCATTTTTTACCTCTATTGTATTGATGTTGCTAGTGCCGGTATCCGTCACTTCAACACGGTTAAAGTAGCCAACATCGTCCATAATCTCGACCGAATGACGAATGGTTACCTCCATAATCGCTCGTTCTTCGTAGGCTTGAGCCTCGTTTAAGAACGGCATATTGGATAATATCCCCTCATCAACAATCACCACGCCAGCGTTAATCCACTTCAACCGCTCGGAATAAGTGGCAAGTTTTAACAACACCGCTCGCAAGCGATCTACCGCCCCTTTGCCGAACACTTGTAATTCAAGCACGCTTTCTACGTGCGAACTGACTTTTTGCTTACCCTCATCATCGAGCTTGCCATAATGAAAATGCTCAGGGGTTTTATCCCTCTTCACTTCATAGGTCATAAACGGCTTTTCAGGCTCTTTGCCGTTTTGGTTAGCTCGAATCACAGGGTAAGCACTTAACTCACTCAACCGCTGATAAATCGTTTGGTTCAAGTTCATTTTCAGACTCACTATTGCCCACCCTTACCGCTTGATAGCGGAAATGCTCCAACACGCCAGAACGATAAGTCGCACGGTTTACCACCGTGTAAGGCTCGCCCTCAAATAGCACAACATCGCCATTTGTCAGGTTTTCGCCTGCCACATTTAACCGCTCTTGCGTGTAGATTTTAATCGCACTGGAAATATGCCGACCTTGCAACTGCGGGCTTAATTTATCCATCGCAAGCGGTTGAATCGTGGCAGAAAATGGCAAGATTTCCGCCTTGCCCTCCACCCACTCGCCATTCAGATATTGCCCCTCGGAACGTACGATTTTTTCGTACATTTTGCGAAATGATGTAATGCCTAGCATTATTCCACCTTGTAGCGAATTGAATTTAAAAGCTGTTTAGTGTCAATCAACGGACGGCTAGATTTCTTGCGTTTAATGGTTGCTTTGCTGTTAGGTGTCCACGGATGAGTGGTTAAAACATTTTTCATTCTGCCCTCGTACCACTCTCCCACAAGGCGTAACGCAAGATCGGCATTACCCCCTTTTTCAGCAACCGCCACCGCTTTCACTAGCCGTTGGTAGGCTTCTTCAGCGTGGAGGGCAAAACACTGGCGAATAAAAGGACGGCTAGGAATGTTTGTTGTACCAAATTCATTCCATACCGCCACATCTAGCACGCTGACCCCATCCTCGTATTTCGCTGTTTCGTCTGCTTGAATGCCAATCTTAATTTCTTTGCCTGCTAACGCTTTCATCTGTGTGATCGCCCTAGTAAAGCCTAAATCATTATCCTTAACAGACATTTAACCCCACCGTGATCGCCCCCAATCGCTCGCAAAGGGAATTAAGCTCTTGCCACTTCGCATAAAATTGAGCCGCTGCGGTTTGGTCTTTGGCATAACTGCGAGAAATATCACCCTCTCGTTCAGAGGTTACGCCAAGCGGATTTACCTCACGCTCGGCACTTGATGCAATCAAATAGGCAACGTAATACGCCACCGCCAAATCTTGCTTATCCTCATCTAAACAAAGAGGGCGATACATTTCAGCCATTGCTAATAGGTTCACCATTTGCTCGCTGTCGGTTTCCCGAGCATAAACAGGGGCAATCACCTCAAGAAATCCAACAACGTTCATTTAGCTACTCCTTTTTCTCGGCTTTTTTCTCGGCTTTTGCCTGCTCAACCTTAACCAACACGCCACGTTCCAGTAAGCTGTCTAAACCTACCGCCTTGTCGTCAATCTCAACGGTTTCGTTAGGGGCGATAAACTCGCCACCCACACGAATTAAGCGAGGCTCAACATTTTTCACAAACATTTCTACACCTCCGCTTTCACCGCTGATAACGGATAACGCAAGAACACGCCACCGACACGAGCTAAGCAGTTCACGACTAATTCAAGATTACGCTCTTGAGCTGGCAACTGCTCAAAGTCTTTCGGTAATTCAAGGCTTAGGTTGTCCACGTTTTTCTCGTAGCAAATCACGATATTTTTCTTACCGCCTGCACCTGCTTTTTCGAGCTCCCAAATCCCCTCAATCGTCAAGTTCGGATACTTACGTTTGAAAAATTCAAGCACGGTTGTTTTATCCGCTGTTGAGAGGTATTTACTCCCTAGTGTTTGGTAGTCAGTGAGCGACATCACTAAATACGTAGGGGTATGAACGCCTTTTGACTGCAAAATAACGGTGTTGTAAAGGTTGTCTAAATCTTCTAACACCTTTTCTGCTGTTGCCGTTTTCCAGTCACCACCTAACGATACCTCACCTAAGTTCGGGTGGTTGATAAAACCGTTTAAGCCATAATCAGGATCGCCTGTGAGGGCAATTTGATTGAGTTTGATTTCAATCGCACGACGTGCGGCACGACCTTTTGAAGTTGGCAAATCTGTGCCGTTTGCTACCGCTAATTTCAATTCACTGAGGTTGTAGCCGTAAGACGCCCCCAGGTCTTTCACTTTTACCGCGCGCTCATTCGCTGCTACGTCTGCACGAGGTAAATCATCAGCGTAGTTGGCAATCACTTTTGCCATACCCACCATATCAAAGGTACGTTCTACTACCGTTTCCGCCCATTCAGGGGCTTCGCTTGAAATCGGCACTAAACGTAAACCGTTCATGCCGGGTAGCTTTTCTTCATAAATTTTGTTACGGATAAATTCCAACTGGCGAGCGGTGAATAAACCTGCATCTTGGTTAAACACACCCGCTTGAGCTAACGCCTTATTGATTTCGCTCATTTCGGCTTGATCTACATTGAATCCCATTTTTTTCTCCAAAAAGAAAGCGGTAGGATTTTGCAAATTTCTTGCTCATTCCGACCGCTTGTTAAGATTGCTAAATTATTTTTGAGGTGCGTGTAATTCCACGAGGGCAATCTTGCCATACTTAGCCGTTGCCACCACACCTGAACGGAACACCGCATTTGGTAATGCCGTACTTGCCGTATCCGACACTTGACCTGTTGCGGGGTCAAATTTCACTGCACCACGTTCTGTGACGGTTTCATCGCCTTTTACGGTACACCACACCAAACCACGAGTAAGCACCGACACGCTATCGTATTGCTGATAGCCTGAACCAATCGCAATGGTATGCGTATGCAACGCCACACCAACCGCTACTGTTCCGCCTACTTTCACTTGGTTTGCTTTCGTCCCCGCTGTCACTACCGCACCGATAGGGATTGCCGTTTCAGCAGCAAAACTTTCTACCGTATCTAAACGGCTATCGCCTTTCATACCTGCATAAGCTGGTGCTTGGCGGTCATCATAAATTTGAGTCATCGTCATATCCCCCTATTTGTTACGCTCTGCCATCATTTTGGCACGCCCTGTTAATTCAGGCTTACCGCTTGCGTCTTGGTTAAATCCGTTTGGATTTAACTGTTGGCGTTGGTTGGCTACGCTATCAGCACGACCTTTCACATCAGCCACCGCCAAATCGTACATTGCCTGCACATAATCATCAGACTTACCGTTAAAATCGACACCATCGCCACGCACGGCTTTAACCACCGCCTCACGAATTGCACGATCTGAACTATCCGCTTTCACTTCCACATTATGCGTTTTCGCCACTGTTTCCAGCTCTAAACGAGCTTTCGCTTGCGTGAAAGCGTCTTGTTTTAGCTGTTCTTGGGCTTTTTCAAGCTCTGCGACTTTGGCTTCTGCCGTATCGGCACGAGCGGTTGCCTTGTCTTTTTCAGCTTGCAAATCCGCTTTATCTTGTTTTAACTGATTTAACGCCACCACCACTTCAGGTGCAGCTTGATATTCAATACCGCTGTCTAAGCGAACACTTGATAGCGTTGTTTGAGTTGCATTACTCATTGAGTTTCCTCTTTCTTCCACAAATGAAACCGCATCGGCGGCATCTAAATTTAACCGAGCATTGCCTGCTCGTCCTTTACTAACGATTGCCAAGTGATTAGGCTTGATATTTCGTTGAATCGCATCGTACGGCTTCCCGTCCTCTGTGATTCCGCTTGTCATTTCAAGCTCAACCTCGTAGCCCACCGATAATTCTTTCTTGCCCGCGTCAATTGGCGATGTATTGTGAATAACAATATCCGCAATCAGATTATCGCCGTCTTGTCGCCCACTCGATAGCACCGACCCCACCACCAAACCGTCCGCATTGTTACCTTGCACTTTGCCGTGATGTTCGTCCGTGATCGGAATACCTAAAAACGCATTCAAGCTATCTGCTTTAAACACTTCTTCAGGCGGACGATATTCACGACGTTGCGTGCCGTCAGGTTGCCAATAAACAAAAACCCCAGTCCGTGTTAGAACTGGGGTATCTCGAATAAAACCGTTATCATCTTTCACCGCTTTCAACTTCAAGCGGTCGTATCGCATTGCCATTATTTACCACCTTTGACGGCAAATACAGGAGCATTACCCGCTGTTCCTGCCAATAAATCATCTAAATCAGGCAACACCGCCTCAGCATAGCAACGACATAAAATCGGCTCGCCTGGGTGTCCGTCATTTGGTGGATTATCCCACGCAAATTCTTGCCCCTCTCTGCCAACGTGCAATTTACGCACACGTTCATCTAAAGAAGTTCGCCAAATGTACGACTTCACGCCAATTTGCTCTTGTCGTGCTTTGGTAAGTTGTCCGTTGAGTTTGCCAATTTGGTCACGAGCAATCAACCTTGCCCGCTTTTTCGTTGCCCTTGTGAGTTCTTGCACTTCTTTCGCCACTTCTTCCCACCGCTTACCTTTCTGCACCGCATCAACAAAGCGATATTGCAATTTCTCGTGCAACTGCGTAGGAATGGACTTAATCAAGCTGATATTTTGCATTTCCGCCAGTTTCAGCACCTCATCAAGCCACGGTTCAGCCGTGAAAATATCCACGCCATAGGCTTTTTTCAGTGTTTGTTGAAATTGCCGTTTATTAAAGCGGTCGGCTTCACCTAACAACTTGCGAACCGTGTTTTGAACTTGCTCTTCACTCGCCCAGAACATCATCGCTTGCAATAATTCCACAAAAGCGGACTGCAACCAATTATTTAAACCATCTTGCTTAAATGGCAAGCGGTCGGATTTTGCAAATTTTTCGCAAAATACTACCGCTTCATTACCCACTTTGTCCGCCACTTGTTCGATAGCTTTCACATATTCACGCTCAATCGCAGACGGAAATAACCACGCCTTAGGTTTCTTTCTGATTTTCTTGATCTTCATCAATGCCACCTTTCAGCCCTAATTCTTCCGCATAATGTGAACGCACCTCATCATTAGACATCGCACCGATTTCAGCCAAATCAAGCAAGCGTTTTAATTTCGCATTTTCGGTGTCTGCCTTGATTTTCTCAACATCTGCTAACTCTCGATCTGTCGGTGTTTTAAGCGAAGGGAACACAATCCGCCAATCGTTATTGGCTTTGACGTGTTGTTGCAAAATCACGATTTCAAGCAATTTTTCCGCAACAGGCTTGATTTTGTTCTGTTGAATACCCTCAGCAAGGTCGTATAGCCCCTCAAAATCGTTTTCGCCAGTTGCATTCATGCCCTTGGCAGATTGACCAAACAACACCGAAACAGGAATGCTGGTATCGGCTGCAATGGCGACTTTCAGCTCGTCAATTACATCGGTGATCCCCGCTAAATCTGTATTGATAATACTGTAATCATCATCTGTATCTACTACGACCGCATTTAACGCATTACGAGCATTCTCAACCATACTCACACGTTGGCGGATCTGCGGTTCTAAGCCATTAGAAATTGCCGTTGCCAATCCTTTCATACGATGTACTGGCTGTTGCATTCGTCTCAAAATTTCATTCGAGAACTGCAACGCATTTTCATACAAGCGGATTTTGTCAAAAACAGGGGCAATCGAGCGACCTTTCCAATGAATACCGTTCTTCATTCGGTCAGGTAGCGGATCGCCACTGACAAACAACATTCGGCTTTCGTGAACCTCAATTTGAGCATTCATCGCAGTATTGATGTAGTAACTTTCGTACTGTCCGAAATTAGCTTTCTTCGGATTAAGATAACGCTTAGCCGTAGGACTGATTTGATCTAAACCAAAAACCCTCAATTCACTAACTTTTGTTAATCTCGCCACATTTAATGGCTCATTCAACAATCCGTCATCGCTAATCATCAAAATAGCCGAACCACCATATAATCTAGCCCAACGAATCGCATTGGAAATATTTGGCAAAAATGCCAAACGCTCTAACTCGTAGAACAATACTTTGTCTTCATCTCCCTCAATCTCAATCCCACGAGAAATTGACAAATCCGCAGGGTAATCAATCACTTTTGCCGACAACCCACCTAATTCATAACGAGCCAAATCAAGCATTGGATTTTTCGTGCGGATTTTGTCATTTAGCCCCAACGCATCGGAATAGCCATCTTGATTAAAATTCATCTCTAACTTCCTAAATCAACAAAACGTCCTAAAACGTTCTCTTTCGGCGCAAAACACATCACTAACGAATCCGCTTTATTTGGCGAAGGGATACCACGCTTACGCATATCTTTCTTGCTTTCCACTCGCACTTTACCGTTATTATCGTGATCAACACGAGGGCGAGATAATTCCGCCTTTAAGTATTCCAAATCCTTAATATCAGAACTTAACGAAATCATCTCATCAACAGGATATACATCGCCAAACTCAATCGCTCGATACGTTTTATAAAAGCGATCTCGTAATAACCACCATGCTTGGGCCTTGATATTCGCAAACATCTCGCCATTCGTTTTGTCTTGAGTGTAGTATTCGTCAGGTTCAAAAACACTTGCCCCCGCATTAAAGCCAGAGCAAAGAATACGTTTGGTGTCCATTCGGCGATATTCAGCTTTTACGCCAGCACCAACACCGATAGAGTCAAACACAATTTCATCAACTCCCCACATTACCGCATTCGTATGCGTTCTGTGAGCCGATTGAATAACATCATCGCCACGCCATTCATCTACTTGTAACACAACTGAACCGTGAGCAAAGCAGTTAGCGTTAGCGTCTATACCCTCATCAGCAACATCAAATCCCACCACTTTTCGACCGCTTGCAGTAAAGCCAAGCTTTTTATGTGCATCAACCGCTTTCTCAATCCAAAGAGGTTTGATAATGGCTAAATCGCTATCAGCAACAGGTTGCCCTTCGTACACGTGGCGATATAACTCAAAATCACGCTCTTTCATCTGTTTCATATCTTCCATCAATTCTTTTGGGAAATACGGATTATCTTGCCAATTCACCAAAACCGAACAACAGCGCTCAGGCGGATTAATGACAAATCGTTGATAAGTATCATCAAGCAAGTTTTTAGGGTTGAACGAAACAATAATTTGCGAACCATCCTCACGAATGGTCGGAATTAATACATCCCAACTCTCTTTTGATACGTTTTCACCCTCTTCAACCCAGACCACATCAATGCCAGTCATTGACTTAATGCTTGTGATGTTGGTTTTTAGCCCTGCAAAAGTGAACCGTGAACCATTGCGCCCAATGATTTGCGTTTTTTGCACTTCAAAAAATGGCTTAAGGTTAAGTATCTCTATTTGATCTTCCAACATCTGAATCACAGAATCAGAAATAGATTTTTGTATTTCGCGGCAACACAACACGCGAATAGGTTTTGTGTATGCTCGTAAAATTAAAGATCTTGCGATATTGAATGACTTACCAGAACCTCGACCGCCATAAAAAACAATAAAGCGCCATATCTCTTGAAATAGCGCTTTAAATTTAGTCGGGAAAGTTATCGTCTTCTCGCTCATTAGAAAATACCACGTTAATTGCTGTTGGCAATGGTTTATCGTTAGTTGTTAAATCAACACGGTCTTTAAACATACCTAAATGCTTACCCAGCAACTCTAGCGATTTATTCGCCGCCGAAGGCTCATAAACAAAATGTTCAATTTCGCTCCCGACCATTTCACCATCAGCGTTTTTGCTTGGGATGGTGATAATAGTTTTTCGCTTACCCATTGCAATTTCAATGTTTTCAAGCAAACGGTTAAGCACCTCGTCTTGCGTGATTTGAGTGCGCTGACAGCGCTGTTTTTGCGCTTCCGAAATTGCAAATTGGATATTAGGTTTTGTTAGGTTTTCGCAACCGATTACCGCCGCGGTGTCAGCAGAATATCCGGCTCTAATCGCTGCTTGCGTAGCATTCAAATCAATCAGATACTCTTCAACAAATCTTTGTTGTTTGTCGGTTAATTTCGGTTTACCCACGGTTTCGGACATGGGTTTACCCTCATCCTTTTTTGCCAT